ATACAGCATACAAACAGTAATAAAAGAGAAGGGAGAATATAGCAAGAATGTACGGGGTTTTCGGTTATGCGCGTAAACCTATGATTGTGAAAGTAAATTTGCCACCCCGATAGCTCGGGTATTTCGGGGTAAAATGAGGTATTGACACGGCAAACAACTCATGTAACAATGTATAAATCAAATATACAGTATGCGGGGTTTATACAAATGTACCATCTTAGAGAAAATTGTGATTGCAAAACGTTTCATGAAGACACGGGTCTTTGTACGCTTTGTGCCCGATACAATCATGAGGACTTCGTGAGACATTTCAAAAACAGAACTAATTCTGACGATGAGCACGAGCAATGGTTACTGGACCAGTTATGGAACAACCCGAATAACGGCCTCAGAATCGGCACCAAACGCATGTCAAAATGCGGTCATCCGGGCGTCTACCGCGGTAGTAAATGTGCGATATGTTGTAAGATTAGTAAAGACGCTAAAGCCTCTCAGGCGCTTCAAAAAAGCACTAACCATGTAGACACAATGCGTTTCACTCTTGAACAATTAAACGCAACTATTGAGGAAATGAAGCGCCAACGGAAAACACTGGAACAGGCCATACAGTTGGCTGAGATGGGATTGAATATCGGCAACATCACTTTAACCACTGTCAAGATGAAAACACCACGTCAAATAGCTATTGAGGCGGGTCAGAAGTGGTACATGCCTTATGAACCCTGTAAAAACTGCAATACAATATCTGAACGTTATGTAGCAAATGGTCGCTGCCGCAATTGTGGAGGTAAATAAGATGGGTAATGAAAAGTTTCTGATAATGGTTGGACGTATCCTTGTTGCTGGGTTTAAGCTCGACGATATTAAAATAGAACTGCACAAATATGACTCTACAACTGGAACGGGGTTCATTGCGCTACGAGCGCTGGATGGTTTATTCGAAGTTATTGCCGATAACACTGGAGACAAACCTGTCAGCTACGTTTTAAAAAAGAAAGGTATTTATGAATCGCTACTCATGCAATTACGAGACTAACCCCAAATAATAATAAAAACAAAGCCCGCTAAATGCGGGCCTTTTAATTTCCTTATTCCCCTTTTCCTTCCAGTCCATACTGGTCCTTAATCATTTCCACGGGGATTGATATTCTACCAATCTCACCGTAATTCCGATGATACGTTATGACTGTAGCACTTCTTCCGGAGTCGTAACCTCCGTTACTTGAATACTCGTCTTTGGCTGCCAGAGTTTGATGCATCTCAGTAATGAACATGTTGCTCTCTGCTACTTTCCGATGATGATAATGCCCCATGTGTAGGTAGCCAAACTTAGTACGACCGTAAATTTCCCGGAACTTACTGGCAAATACTGCGTCCAACTTTTCCATCCTGGAGCAATGCCCGTGATGGACCCCAATCATCACTTTACCGAATTCGATTGCGTAGTAGGGACTCTGTTCGTCTACAATGGTCACGCGGGGATTACCGGAATACACCTCTTTAAACATCTCTCGCAACCACACGGCAGATGCGAGGTCGTGGTTGCCCGTGGCGATTAGTAGTGTCACTTTCCGATGCTTCTCCAGACACATGTTCACGGCTCGCTTAATCACGCGGATAGCAGTCTGTACCACTTTAAAGAAACGCGTGTCAGAGTCGAGAATGTGCCCGGATGTTGGTGTAACCGCCTTCAGGCCGTCGAAGTGCAGGAAATCTCCCTGAAGGTTAATGAGACACTCTGTTGCGTTGGGTGCCAATGTTGTCGCTGATTTGAACCACGACGATATGAGCTTCTCTGCAATGTTGGTATCGTAATCGTCTCCACCCTCTTCCTCACATGCCAACATGCCGATGTGCGCATCTGTCACTGTGTACATGTTCAAGAGAGTGCTATCCTCATCGTGGGATATTAAATTAATTTCCTCTAGTGGGGATAAGCACTCTGTAAGCGCCGCAATCGCTTCCTGCATCATTTTCAACTGGCGCTCGGCGTCCACATCGGTTTTAACCCATTGCAGCGCTACAGTCCCATCCTCCTTCACCAGTGACGATGTACCTTTCACCTTGTAACCATCCGGCACAAAGCGAGACACATCGCCACCGTGACCAAGACCGCGCGCACCAAGACGTTTGATGCGACGGTTAATGTTGCCGGGGGTCATGCCATACTTTCTCGCAATAGCGTGACCACTCATTCCCGCAGTCACATCGGCCAGTAATTTCTCTTCCGTCAGAATAGTCATTACGCTTTGCTCCCGGCGTTAACTAACTGGTCAATGACAACCGTAAAGAACTGGTTACATCCGACATTCGGGTAGTCAATGCCGAACTTGTAACCTTTAATGATGAGTTCGGTCGCTGCGGGATTGCCGCCTGGGTTAGCCTGTTTAATCGTTTCCTGCACACCCATCTGCGCACGTTGAGCGCTGCAGCCGTTATACAGCAGGTTAGCAACCTGTGATTCATTTGTCTCAGCAGTAACAGCCGCATTAGCAGTACCGCACAGCATCAGACAGAACAGTAATTTACGCATTTTCATATCTCCAGGTGTGCACACCTGCGCATTTGAGCGCGTGCGCCATAATTTCATCATTGACGACCGCAAACATCAGCTTCGTGGCGTCAATCGTAATGTGACGACCTGTTAGCCGGTCGTCGAATGTCACATCGTGTTTGCGTAACCATTCATACGCATCACGTGGACCGGTCACCAGCACATCGTGACCCGCACAGTACAGCGCCCTTGCGAGCGCAATATTGTCCTTAATTGGTTCGCCCTGCACATCCCGCAGTACTCCGTCCAGGGCGAACAACACCGATTTCACTCAACCTCCCACTTGATGCCGTACCTGGTGAGTGTAGCTGTCAATTCCTGGACGGAGTAAACAGGTACCGGGAAAAGGAATTCGGTCGCACTGTGTATTTTCGGCAACTTCACAGTGCGTGACTCCAGTTCCACCACCCGCGCCTCAGCTGCCAAACAGCGCTCCATCAACTGATAATAACTTAGTGTTTCCATATCCACATCTCCCGTACCTTACCTCCAACAATGAGACGAGTGACACACAGCCCTTCCCGGTCAGCCTGTGTACGCATACGTGACAGCATGGTCAGCGCCTGAACCTCGGTCATATTACCCATCATGTCAGACAGTTTGTGATGACTGATAATGTTTTTCATTATTTAAATCCCTCTTCATTAAACCCGCCGAAGCGGGTTGTATTTTATTTATTTGCCCTGCGATGTCAGGTAACGCTCTTTGAGTTTCTGCCAGTGCCAGCGCATGACGTGCTCGTTATGGTAGTTACTTACTGAATATTGTGTTTTCTTGCTCATCTCCATCCCATCTCTGTTGTTGTTCCGATGACTTAAAGATAACCCACCCTGACGACCCCGTCAATACTAATTACAAAAAAAATCCCGGTGTTATCCGGGATTTTGTTCTTAAAGTGGGAATACAGCCTAGACATTCATCATGGTAAGCTATCGTGACGACGGTGTCAAGTAGCCGCCAGTGCAATAGCACTCGTATCACCCTGTGCAGCTGCGTAATGACGTGCCACGTCCGCCGCATTTGTGAGGTTAGCATGGATATGTCCAATCTTGATGTACAACCGTGGTTTACCGCCATCAATCATTATCACATTATTCACACGTCCGTCTTTAAGCGCCGGATGCCAGTCGTAACCCAGTTGACGCATCATGTCACGACGTTTACCTACCGGTACAGCGCGGTCAGCGCGCATCTGGCGTAACAGGTTGTCCAGTGCCTTACTGCTTACCCAACCGCCTGCGAAGCCCTGACGACCCTCGTCGATTGCTTCCATAATTTCCTGCTCGACACTACCGAGCGATGCTGTCACAGCTTCATGGGTGCTACTTGTTTCCGGGGCACGCTGACAATGTGTCGCCGGGTTAAGTTGTGCGGGAATGGCGTAGTTCTCCAGATAATGGGTCACGGCTGCAAATCCACCGCCACGTTTGAGCCAGTCATACAGGTTGGGGAAGTAGTCGCCACCCATACCATCGCGCACAATGTCCATATGCTCCTGTTGCGCGGTGTAGAAAATAGCGAACCGGCGGTCATTGGCGGTCTTGCGCACGGCGTTCTTGTGGTTACTGTTAAACATGAAGTTAGCACACAGGCGGTGCATTACCTGGTCCTGTTGCATCGCACGCTTAGCGAGGTACTCGCCGGTAATCATCGGCTTGAGTGTTTCAATCAGTTCAAGTTTCTGCTCCGGAACGTAAATATCTTCCACGCCGATGAATATTTTATCGAACAGCCAGGCGTTGAACTTCTCGCCAATTTCCTGCGCTGGCGGCATATGGCTGTAACGCGAACCGACCGCTTCCATTACGCACAGTGTGAACAGTGTTTTACCGTTACCTTCAACGCCCTGTAGCAATGGTGCCCACTTAAATTTTACGCCCTTGTACTGCACACACGCTGCCATGTAGGACAACAGGATATCGCGGTCACGCTCGACGGGTAACAGTTTGACCAGATGAGTGAGGAAAGGTGTCACATCGCCCGGGGCGCTCGCCACTGTCACCGGTATGTATGTGTTGACGTGACGCAGACCATCCTCCTCAATGATTGCACCCTGTGGCAGGTCCGGGCGGAATGTCGAGCGGTCAACCTTCGGGAACATGATGCACTGACTCCGTGTGAAGGCTTCGAAAGCGGACTTTGTTGTTTTTTCATTACTGTCGTCTAACGCGAAGGCGTATCCGCCGTACATAACATCGAATTGTTCCGATTTCAACATTTGACCATTTGGAGTTAATACACGATGGCTATCAGCTACATATACACATCCTTTAAAATGGTCTAATAATTGAGACCCTCCAATGAACTGATACCCACTGCGGATAACCGGTGCACCCGTCTCAACAACCTGAGCAGGGGTCACCAGTTCGATTGGTGCACCGACACTGTAATAGGTTGTCTGACGTGCACAAGCGCCCAGGATGGTACGTCGCATGTACGATTTGTGACTGTCCCATTTGGGACGTGCCAGCGCAGACAGACGCATCAGGCATTCGATGCGTTCACAGTTACCACCCGTCCAGAACGCTAAATGTTGGGCTAACGCTGCATCAGCGCTTGACCCGTCATACTCGCGGTCCTCATCCGGATACGCATCACTCAGTACCTCGACATTGCGCGTCCACAGGTCTTTAAATGTTGCTTTACCACCGAAAACAGCCGCGACACCGCCTTTACTGGAACAGGCTTTTTCGATGAGTTTCACATCATCCTCAATCGGACACGAACCTTCAGCGTGAGTTGTTGTCCACTCCACCGCCGCAACTTGTTCGGTCTGCGGAAAATAACGTGCAACCGTGGTGTTGAGCGGTGCAGATGCGTTGAACATCATGTCACCCCGTGCGTTGCTCCCCAGACAGATAAAACGGTCAGATGTGTACAGTTCGACGTGTAGTGGGATATTTTTACAGGCGTGTTCGGGGATGGATGGGCTGTAACCGAAAATGTGTAAGCCTTTACCGCTGTTGCTCACTTCCACGTAACAACCGGCAAACGCGTTGCACAGCTCCACTGCAAGTGGCGACCAGGTATTATCGTCCTGCAATGCTCCGTCGATGTCCACACAGAAGCGACCATCGCCCGTAAGAATAACCGCAGGGCGATATGACTCACCCAGTGCAGAAGCCGCTGCAACCGCCTGAGCATGAGTCATGCGGTCAGCGACGTGCAGACTAACCACTTCGCCAGCAGCGCTACATGGCATCTTCTCCGTGCGCCCGGGCTTCTTCTGTGAAGGTACTGTTTTGCAGACGATAAAGTGCAGGGAATCAGCCCCCTGCACAGGGGGATTAGTATGTGTCATATCTGTCTCTCTGTTTTAGTTATTACAGCAGCGTAGTCAGCGCACGGGTGCGTAGTTCCAGTGGTGCGGAGTTGGCGATAGTGTCACCCAGCGCGATACCTTGTCCGATTAATTCGAGGTTTTCTTCTTCCACTGCTCGTTGCATCACCGCTTCACGAAGTGCGGACATCCTGACCCAGTGATGGTTGACTGACCCCATCGCCACGCCAGCCTCGGCCGCAACGCCGTCGCGGGTAAGAGTACCAAAGCCGTCGCGCTGCGCCATCGTGTAAGCTACTTCTAAAATGTATTCTTTGCTCATAATCAGGTTCCATTAGGTAATTTGTTGCAGTATGGCACAGGTTGACGGAGTGGTCAACTACCCGTAGGGCTTCCACACTGTCACTGATGCTTTTTCACATTGTCTCACCATATCTGCAGTCCCGTTACCGCCAGGAAACGCAACACAATAATCGGGTTTTCCGAATTTTAACATCGCGTAATTGCGTTTCGGTCCAGCACCTTTTCCGTGAGCATCCCATAGTGCATCCATTCTCATAACGAACACACCGTGTTTCTTTGCCCACATGTCAGCCAGAGAATCAGCGCCCCGCGCTCCACCGTGAATAATCAATTCCGGTACGAAAGGTAAAGCAGACATTGCTGTCTCAAAACTTTGAAAATCTGTGAAGTCGCGACCACCCGTTATTAGTACTCTCACAACTCCCCCTCACCGCTGTAAAATTTAAAGTCCCCGCCCAGCCCGATAATCAGCGTCCCAAACGCAAGCTGCGCCTGTTCGTGTTCCGTACCTTTGTATTTCCACCCGGCTTTTTTCACCTCGCGTGCCACAAATTGTCCAATAGTTGACCCAACCATATCTTGCGTGATAACTACGGGACGGATGCCGATGAGGTCGCTCGACTTGATACGCTTGTTCATCGCCGGGGAGTCGTTTGCGATACCGTACCGTACTGGTACACCCCGTTCATCCTTCAGGACACCGACGTTATTGCGAAAAAGTCGCCAGCCCATCTTACTTGCCAGCAGTCGCGCTTCATCCTGCACACGCGCTTCGGGCGTATTTTTAGTTGAGCGTGGGACATCCAGTCCCACCATTGTCACAAGGTCAGCCAGCGCCTCAGCTGTGATACCGTGCTTACGTTGCCATTCGAGTAGTGTTGGTGTCATTTTGTGTCACCCCCATCCTGAATGCGAGAGGTGAGCAGATTTTTCAATTGTTCAGCTGCCCGCGTAATTATATCTACTCGTTCTAATTCTTTGTTTCCGTATGCAAGCAGATTCGGACCACGAGATATGGATATTTCCGTGGAAATTTTATTCGTAAAAATTCTGATTAACTCAACAAGTTGTTTCTCCCCACCAGAGTCGATTAACATATTGATTATTTTTTCGTATTCCTTGTTCTTTTCGGGTGCTGCACTACTTCTTAGACCACAAGAATGACAGTCGCACATATTGCTCATAACTCAATCCTCTCTCTTAATTTATCCGCCTCAACCGCTTTGAGCGCCTGCGCCTCAGCCGTGATACCGTGCTTACGTTGCCATTCGAGAAGTGTTGGTGTCATGGTTGAGGTTTCCAGTGTGTAAACATATGACAGTGATATGTGATACCTTCATCGTCAATCCATTTATACCCGTGACTATCCCATGTAACGTGTTTTTCGTCCGACCAATCCGCGTATACTAAAACCTTCTGATGATTACCTGGTAAACAATCTTCAATGTTTAGCCAATCCGTTTTGCTACAGTAAATTGGGTTGCTGTCTGGTTCTGGCCTATTTTGAGAAATATCAACATTTTCACAGTGGAAAATAGTTTGATATCCATCCCCTTCCATATTTCCACCACAATTTTTACATATCATAACTCAATCCTCTCTCTTAATTTATCCGCATCAGCCGCTTTGAGCGCCTGTGCCTCCAGCCATGACACACCATACGTCAGAAAGAACTTGCGAAATATTTCACTGTCGCTCAGACCTTCCGCACGGCGATACCCGGCCCACTGAGCAAGAGTATGGTCCAGTTTGACGAGCGCGTCAAGTCTTTCTTTCTGACGTTTAATATTAGCCATCACACCCGGCACTGGAACATGCTGTGCAGTCAGTCTGTCACGCATTGCTTCGGGTGTCTCACGTGCGCCAATAACCTCATTGCGCATTTGCACCAGTACGTCCGGGTCAAGCTCGTGTAAGTCCCCGTCCACCCATTCTACATTGCTGCGCTGTCCTGCTGCTGGTTCCGGTATTGGTTCACCACAGTAGGGACATGCTTTCAGGTAACGCTCATACGTACCAGAACAGGCAGCACATGCACGTACTGCTGACTTCTCGCTTTTACCGCCTGATTTTTCCCGGCGGTCAAGCGTCCATTCCCGGTGACACAGTTCAATTTTTGTTCCTTCCGGGTGGTCAACCAGTACGGCATGACGTTCAATATTGCCCACGTGGTCAACATAACGCCCAAAATCCTTACCGTCTTTCAGGCGTAACATACGACCGGCACGCTGCACAAACCGTCCGAATGATTCCGTGGCTGACACATCCTGTACCGCCTCAATTGCGGGGCAGTCGAAACCTTCATCGAAAATGGCCACCGATGTCAGTACGAGATATTCACGGTTTTTAAATTTACGTACAGCATTGATACGTTCCGCATCCGGCATCGCGCCGTGCACACATTTTGCGGGAATGCCTGCGTCGTTATACTGCTTCTCCAGTTCTGTCGCGGTCGCCACATCGGGCGCAAAAACAACGGTCAACATACCGTTGAGTAGCTTCTGGTATGTGCGCACCACGTCGCCCACGATTTGTTTTTCATCATGTGCGACAAGACTGGACTCGTTGACCGCTTTACTCACCTCTGACGCCACAAAATCCCCGGTTGTCTGACTGACTTTTTTAATAGCGTCACGACGGAAAGAACTGGGCGGCGCGTAAAGTTTATAGTCAGTCAGATAACCCATATTAATCAGGTCACGCATGGACGGGCCGACAAACATTTTGTCAAATACACCGTCAGCGTGTGAACCCAGCCCACGACCATCCGCACGTGACGGTGTGGCAGTCACGCCCAGCCCGCGCGCATTACGGAACATATTGACCGCTTTACCCCATTTATTGTCCTGAAGTACATGGTGCGCTTCATCCATGACCCATAATTTTACAGTAGGTAGCCAGTTAGCAAGCTGGTCACCACGACGTACAAGGGTGTCAACACCCGCCACAGCGTGACGGCTGTTAGGGTCATAATAACTGTGACCCACTTCCTCCATGTGCAGCCGTACAATCATTTTAACAACATTTGTCGGGCCAATAATACGGTGACGCACTTTATTGCGCGCCAGTGCAAGACTAATCTGGCTGACCAGTTCCTGACGGTGTGCGACCGCACAGGTTGACCCGGCGACATCCGCTATGATAGACGAGAAGAACACCGTCTTACCTGCCCCGGTTGGCAGCACTGCCAGCGCATTACTGTGTGGATGGTCATTCCAGTGGTTATAAATATTATTTTTAAGCTCCTGCTGGTACGGTCGTAATTTTGGCCGTGTGGCTTCACTGACCGCACCAGCGACGGGTGATAGTACGGGTGTCATCACATCTCCCACACTTTGCGCACGTGGTTCGACTCGACCATGCGTGCTTTTCTGATTAATTTACGTGCCACATACATCGGTATCTGCACATCGTCGAGAAACCATTTATCCTTCTTACTGACCGAGTTGTACCAGCCGTAAGACGGCCGGAGCAGTTGTTTAATTTTCATGCGGTACCTCATACGGATAACGTTTCAGGAACTTTTTATATCCGCAAAACACAGCGTGACCATCTTCACCATACTTAAACAACACTTGGAAGCCGTTTGCGGCCTTACAGATTCGAATCACTGTCACGTAATACTGCGGTTCGTTAGGACGAGAGTAAAATTTCTTACCAGACAAATCTTTAGGTGGTGCGATAATCATCTCTGTTTCCCCTATCAACTATTGACGCTCCCGTCATTATGTCGCACCACCCACCCCGTGTCAAATTTAAAATTAGTGTTGACGAGTGCGTCAGAGTGGTATAAAGTTCACCACATTGACAACAATGGAGGACAGAGAGACATGAGAAATATCACACTAACCATCCCGAACGACGATACCACCGCATTGCGTCACTTCGGTAAAGCACTTATCGAAATTGCCAGCGAAAAAGAAGGTCGTCCACTGGATATCAGTAACGAAACACTACAGCAAGCCTTACCGCGAATGATGGATGCGCCAGAAGTTGACACCACCGCGCAACAGGTTGAGTCACTGGCTACAAATGTTGTTGACCGTGAGGTGCATTTTGACAATCCCGCGCCGCAAGTGAGCGATACCACAACCGACTCAACTGGTACACCGTGGGACGAGCGTATCCACTCTACCAGCAAAGCGCTCAATGCGGACGGCACGTGGCGTCTGCGTCGTAAGCCGAAGGATATGGATGAGGAGCAGTGGGCGGCATTTGTTGAGACGGTTAAGAATGAACTAATGGGTGTTGATGAACAAGACCTGAAAGAGTTTGAGGAATGTAAACAGGCAATTCTTGAACCACCCGTAACACCCCCAGGCGACGACTTCCACACTGACGCAGGTGTAGTAACCGAGCAAACCGTTGCTGGTATTCCGCCAATCCCTGTACCGCCGCCGGTAGTTGTTGCACCACCTGTACCAGAAGTGACCGAGTGGGACTTCCCGCGCCTCATGACCTTCCTGACCGAGCGTCACGGTAAGATTGATGTGGCAACGGTGAACACGCTGCTGGCGCAGGACGGTATGTCGTCAGTGCAGGAACTGAACGCCCACCAGGATAAAATCGGTCCGTTCGTGGCACGTGTTAAAGCGCATTTGGGGGAGTAATAAATGCAGTTGTCACCATTGACCACCCTACGTTGCATTTTTACGGGACATCAGTTTGAGACATTATTGATTCGCTGCAATGGTTCTCACTTTATTTGTCGTCGCTGCGGGTTGGAAATATGGCGACCTGTTTGCCCCAATGACGGTGATAAAATAGAGAGTTACCGCAATGAATAGTACTCAACTACCCAAAGTATCCGACGCCTCAATGTGGATGAACTGCAACGGGTCGTTCCGTGCGCAGCAGGCTTATCCACCACTGGACGTCGAACCGTCACAATCCCGGCTGGAGGGTCGGGCCGCACACGAAGTAGCTCAGAAGTTATTCAAAAATGAGCCATTCAGTGAACTGGTGGGTAGTCTGTCAAAGGATGGAATTGTTATCACGGATGAACTGTTCGACGCCGCCCGTGAGTATTTTAACGAGGTGTGGGGTTACTGTAACACTCACGGTCGAACGCACGACCTTCACGTGGAGATGCCGGTGAGTGTTCCGGGTTACGACGACTGGTACTGCATTCCTGATGCGTGGGTGTATGTACCGGAAGGGAAGGTACTGCGCGTCTGGGACGCTAAATTTGGTCACCGCATTGTTGACCCGTTTGAAAACTGGCAGCTGTTGATTGAAGCGTTCAGTATTTGCGAGCAATTCCAGACGCCGCCGGACATCGTTGAACTGGTCATCGTGCAGCCCCGCGGGTTTACCAGTGACGGTACAGTGCGCAAATGGGCGCTCACATACGATGAACTGTGCACATACCGGCAGCAGGTGAACGAGACGATGCTCCGTGTACTGGATGCCGCACCGATGTGTACACCCGGACCACACTGTCTCGACTGTAGCGCACGCGCACACTGTGACACGCTGAAGCAACAAAGTTATGCCGGTGTGGACTATGTGACGTCGCTACAGACACACAATCTGTCCGGTCATGCTCTAGGTGTAGAGTTGCGACTCCTTCAACGAGCACAGGAGATGATTAAGATGCGTCTTAGTGGTCTGGAGGAGCAGGCACTGCATGAGATTAAACAGGGGCAACACGTGACATTTTACAGCGCTAAAACCACATACGGTCGTAAGCGCTGGAAGAAAGATGTACCGGTTGAGCAGGTGCTCATGATGGGCGACCTGCTGAGCGTGGACTTGCGTAAGCCGCAGGAACTGGACACACCCGCACAGTGTGCAAAAAAAGGTATCGACCCGTCCGTTATTGAGCAGTACGCCGAAACACCTGTCACGGGTGTCAAGCTGGAACAGGTCGATGAACGTGCAATTAAAAATGTATTTTCCCGAAAATAGTTGTTGACGTACTCGTCAAACTAACGTAGTATTCAAATCACCGGGAGACAGAGGGTCTCCCACACTTAGCAGAGAGGATTTACAAGATGGCTCAATTTACTTTCGTTACCCCTGTTGCTCGTCTGATTCACGGTCACCCGCTGAAGCAAAATGTACGCACTGATGATGTTACAAAGCAACCAGTCATTGGTAAAGATGGTCAGCCGGTTAAAGAAATTTACATCGGTATCGCAATTCCTAAAACTGGTGAAGCAGACTGGAAAGATACCGAATGGGGTAAACAAATCGTAATGGCGGCACTGGACGCCGAAAACGGTTATGATGCTGGCACTACCCGCCGCGCGGACTTCTCATGGAAGGTAGTTGATGGTGACAGCGACATCCCGAACAAAGCCGGTCACGCGCCGAACAGCGACGAATACAAACGCGGTCACTGGGTCTTGCACCTGAACACCCGCATTCCGTACAACTGCTATCATGTCGGCAAATATAACCCGCTCGATGCGATTCAGGACGTAAATGCTATTAAACTCGGCGATTACGTTCGTGTGAATATCGTGGCGAAAGGTAATAAGCCGTCCAAAACTCCGGGTGTGTATCTGAACCCGAATCTGCTCGAACTGTCACGTGTGGGTGAAGCAATTATTCGTGAAGGTAGCGGTCCGGATGCTGCAAGTGTGTTCGGTGGTAGTGCACCGGCGCAGGTAGCACCAACCCCGGCCCCAGCTGCTCCGGCCCCAGCAACACCTCCGCCAGCAACTGACCTGCTGGTAACACCGCCGACGGTTGTTGAAGAGAAGTACAGCTACAACGGCACGGTGTATACCAAAGCACAACTGCTCGGTATGCCCGGGTGGAGCGAAGAGTTAATCGCACAACACTGTCAGAAAGTAGCATAATCACAACGCCCCGGTGTGAGCCGGGGTAATTTAACAGAGGAAACCGATGATGATGAGATTAACAGCGCGACAAAATGCAATAATTGAAGAAATACAGCGGGATAGAAATGCCGCCGAAGCTACTTTAAATATAGCATTGAAACACCATCACAATGTGGTTGTTGAACTGGATAAACGAAATTCGGAGTTGTGGTCTGAATTGGCGGAAATCCACAATTTGGACTTATCGGAGACGATCTATCAAACGAAAACCATCGATGGGATAGTTCAAATCGTGCCGAAAGAGGAATCCAAATGACCGAACAAGACCAACGACTGAAACAGTTTGATGAAAAGTTAGCCGAACTGGAAAAGGCTATTAAACAGGTGCAGGAACAACGTCGGGAATATATCAACCAGAATGGGTTAAATAAAACAAATGATGTGGAGTATACACGGGGATGAATACTCTTGATGCAACGGTAACCAAAGTGGAAGAACCGATGTGGGATGAAGAATATCAAACATACCGCGTCAAGATTGAATACAACTGCTGGGGAAGTGTTTCAAATACAGAAAGATGGTTCAAAGACCGAAATGAAGCCTACGCTTTAAAAGCAGGTGACACCATTATCGTTTAGCCCCTTAATTGGGGCTTTTCTTACGGAGAGGAACAGAGATGCAAAACGTATACCTAGTGATTCGTCATCCGCGAAACTATCGTTACTTAGGTATGGTACAGATTTCTCGATTTTATGAAATTGTGAAATCTGTAAAATCGAGAAAAGAAGCAAAAGAATTTTGCGATAACAAAAATAAAAACTCAAATACCGAATACCATTACGCGGTAAAAATTCTGAGGGTCGAATAATGCACTATTTATCAAAATGTGAGGATGCAACCTGCGGCAAAACATATCCCGCTGACCTCCACAATTGCCCTCACTGTGGGGCTGATTCGGCGTTCTCCAGCGTTGCACCACTGGACCCGCGGGACTGGGGATACGATTTGGAGACATACAAGAACATCTTCACCGCCTCATTTATTCACGCTGCGACGGGTATGGAGTTAGTCTTCGAAATCAGTGACCGCAAAAACGAGCAGCCGCAATTAATCGAATTCGTATTCAACCTGGGTCGCAGTAAAGCACGTGGTATTGGATTTAATAATCTGGCATTCGACTATCCAGTGTTGCACTACGTGGTTAATACGCCGGGTTGCACGCTGGAACAGATTTACGCAAAGGCACAATCACAGATCAAGCCCGAAGGTCAGTGGCCAGAAATTATATGGGACCGCGACCAGATTTTCGAGCAGATTGACCTGTACAAAATTCATCACTTTGATAATAAAGCCCGACGCACCAGTCTGAAAGCGTTGGAAGTGGGAATGCGGTCACCTAACGTAAAAGACCTGCCATTCCCGGTCGGAATGGTGCTGAACGATGCGCAGAAAGATATCCTCATCGCATATAACAAACACGACGTGCGAGAGACACTGAAATTCTTTGTACGCTCACTAGACAAAATCTATTTCCGTGAGGAACTAACAAAGCAATACGGCCGTAACTTTATGAACCACGCCGATACAAAAATCGGCAAAGATATATTCGTTCACGAACTGGAAAAGGCCGGGGTAGATTGCTCCGGGGTAACCATTCGCGAACGTATTGCGCTGGCGGACTGCATACCCTCATATATCAAATTCGAACGACCGGAGTTCAATCAGATTCTGGAACGCATTCGTGGGGTCGTACTCACAAAGAAACAGCAGGACGAATTACTGACCACAAAAGGTGTGTTTAGTGATATGGTCGCCACTGTTGACGGTATTGAATATACTTTCGGTCTGGGTGGTATACACAGTGGGATTCCGAACTACATTGTGCATTCCGGCAACGGTAAGTTATTGAAAAATAAAGATGTTACAAGCATGTACCCGTCCATTAGTATAAAGAACAGGTACTATCCGGAACACCTTAGTGAAACTTTTTGTGATGTATATGAACAACTGTTCATTCGTCGCCGTGATGCTAAGCGAGCGGGAGATAAAACAGTTGATGCTGCATTGAAGCTCGCCCTCAATGGCACATTCGGGAACATGGGGAGTAAATTCAGCCCATTCTGCGACCACAAGTGTCTTCTGAGTATCACCATTACGGGGCAACTTTGTTTGGCAATGTTGATTGATAGATTGATAACGCGAGTTCCAGACATGATTATCCCGCAATCGAATACTGACGGGGCCGTCATGTACTACCCCGAACAATATGATTCGTTAGTTGAATCTATTTGTGCGGAATGGGAGAATGACACAATGTTGGGACTTGAGACGGACGAAGTAAAATCTCTTTATCAGCGTGATGTGAACAATTACATAATGACCATTGGTTGACATCGGACAAAAGAAAATTTAGGATGGTATAAACAAATCGCAACGGTATGAGACAATGATGTGGAAATTGAAATGCAGAGAAGAAATGTCTCTGGAGTTATTAAAAGAACATTTCACTTATAATCCCACGACTGGGGAATTCGCGAGAATAAAGAGATACGATAGTTATGGTAAACCCAAATCAATATATTCGCCAATAAGGGATTGTAATAATAGGGGCTATTACTGGACGAATTGTTTTGGGTTGATGTTTCTCGTACATCGCCTCGTGTGGTTATATATGACGGGTGAACATCCGAATGGTGAAATTGACCATATCAACGGTAATCGAAAGGATAACCGCTGGGAAAATTTGCGTCTTGTTACGGCTTTTGAGAATGCTAGAAATCAGGGCGAACGCAAAGATAACACATCCGGGTGCAGAGGTGTTACAAGAAATGGTGCGGGATGGTTAGTACGTATATCACATGAAGGGGTTCGTTATCACTTGGGCACATTCAGAGATAAGAATGAGGCAATCGCCGTTCGCAAGCAAGCTGAGCGCGATTTTAATTATCACCCCAATCACGCAAAGCGGGAGTCATGGAAATATGAAAATTAAAAGAAAAGGATGTTACGAGTACAAATACCAGTGGCATCAAGACCCATCGGCAATGATTGTTGCCCGTGCTGCCGAAGCCGCTCTCGTACATGGTCAGGATATCCGCACATTCATTACGCAGCATCGTGACCCGTTCGATTTTATGCTGCGCGCTAAAGTGCCTCGTTCAGCACGTCTGGTGATGCGTTGGCCCGAGTGGGGCGCTGAACAGGAGATGCAGAATACCACACGTGTGTTTATCTCGCGTAGCGGTGGGTCACTGGTCAAGCTGTTACCACCAACCGGTATACCAGGTACATGGAAGCGCAAGAATGGTGTCAAGGACGATGTGTACAATGCGGTAATGCGTGAGATTACAGGGCAACCTGGAGACCTCGACAGCATTGGTACGCCGTGGGATGAGCGTATCCACACGAAGAGTCGCAGCAAGCACGATGCAGTGCGCGAAACAAGTATGTGTGCAGGATGGAAGGTGACAGAGTGTGCCGATGCTAAGGACTTCGACTGGGGAGCACTGAATTACGACTGGTACATTCAGGAAGCAGAAAAGTTAGTTTTACCGTTGACGAGTGCGTCAAAGTAGTTTAGAGTTAGTCGTATCAACAACAGAGAGGGTAGACGAGATGACTAAATTATACAAAGCAGTTGATAAGCTGGATGGGATGATGAGTTGCTTCCTGGTGAACAACCAGGGAGTGGCTATCAGTGACTATTGTAGAAGTGATGACTCGGAAATCAAAATGCACAAAGAATGTGAGAATGGTTTTATATACCGTAGTATCGAAGAATTTAAAGAACGAGCCATTGACCCAGTGCTAATTGCAGAGTGGTAACAAACTACCGGCGCGTCACTGCGCCGGGTTGTTCATCCTTCGGCGCATCTCAGCAAGTTCAATCTCTGCCTTTTCCTTTTCAATTCTTGCAATGGCTTCCTTTTCCTTGCGTTCCGCCGATTCATTTCTGATACGCTTTATGTGGCCGTAAATCATCACCAGAGAAAGTACGATACCCACTAGTGTTGCGAAGATACCGATGGTTTCCGGGGTGATGTTATACTTAGTCATTAGACCCGTCACAGTCGTCCCGCTTGCCACTGCCGTTCCGACCTGTGTGTTTCCGGTAAAGCTCATAATGTTTTCTCGCTTTGATGTACCACTCAACGACCTGCGCCAGCATAAGGATGATGACCAGAGTTGTCGATATGAACCGCAATACCTCCAGCATCGTCACTATCCTTTTTCAGTATCGTGAGGATTGCCGCACAGTATAGCACCGTGAACATTGCCACATAGACATCGAGCGGTTGATAGAAAAACCACAGGAGCCAGCCTGTCAGATTAATCGACATGGAAATAATGCTGATAAGCATCATGTCGAGAGACTTTCTGGATGTTCCGAAATGGTACAGAACACCGGCTACGATGAAATCACAAAATGCGGCGAGGAAAAAATAAATCGAACCATCCAGATTACCGCACAACTCCTGGAAAAGAGTTGTCACCATCACAAAGAGAAACGAGGCTCTCCGTGGTCTGACGATTAGTGAGGCAATCAGGAAGGTGTACATTGTTTATTTGGTCCGGCGTTTCACTTTGGCACCGCCCGCATCACCTGTTTTACCACGGGGTTTAACACATGCTCCACCGGCATCACCTGCTTTACGTGGTTTAGTCTTGTACATTTTGTCGCCTTTATATGTTAGGATTAGCCCTAATTGTACAACGAGTGTAACAAAATGAAAAATCCTTTAAGTAAGCAAATGACGGCACTCCTCGCAGTATTTGCATTAGGGGGCGGAGTGGTCACGCAAACAGACCTGTTCAATCAATTCCTGAACGAGAAGGAAGGTAACCGCACCACTGCGTACCAGGACGGTAAAGGTATCTGGACCATCTGTCGCGGTATTACCCGTATAGATGGAAAACCGGTGACAAAGGGTATGCGACTTACCGAAAAGCAATGTGACCTTCTGAACGATAGTGAAGCGCAGAAGTCACTCGAATGGGTACGTGAGAATATTCCGGTAAAACTGAACCCGGTGCAACAGGTCGGTATTGCATCGTTCTGCCCGTACAACATTGGGCCTACCAAATGTAAGGGGTCAACATTCTTTAAGTTGCTGCAAAAAGGCGACTGGAAGAATGCGTGCAAACAGATTCCTCGTTGGGTGTTTGACGGTGGTAAAGACTGTCGCATCAAAAGCAACAACTGTTCCGGACAACCCATCCGTCGTGAGCAGGAAGAGTACCTGTGTCTTTATACGCTTGGTGAGGTGAAATGATGCGCACAATTATAGTCGCACTTGTGTTGCTTGCGCTGGCGTTCTGGTGGGGGTATTCAGAAGGGAAGCAGTCAGTCAAGCTGGACGATTTTAAGGAATATAAGGCAGCCGTCGAAGCCCGTGACGCGCTGCAGGAAAAACTAAATACTTCTGATGTGGAGTTGCAGAAAAAGCAACAGGAACTGAAAGAAGCACGTTCCAAAAAAGTCGTTGAAAAAGTCACCATCTACCGCGACCGAATCAAAGACTCCGCCACCACTCAGTGTGTCAAAGAGAGTGGTATCCTCGACCTGTATGATGCGACTGTAAAATGAAAAAACTCATCCTGCTGTTATCTGTACTTACTTTAACCGCGTGTACTCAGGAAGTGCGTAAATGTCCACCACCATCTAACGACCTGCTCATGCCGAGTGGTGAATTGTGGACGATTGATGGCGACCCTGAACGAGCCGCTACGGTAATTCCACATAATGGGGAAGTTCTGATGTCCGACCGGGACAGGGTGTCCCGGTGGCAAAACTGGTGGGAAGGTTGTAAAACCTTATGAGTATTCCCACACGATAACCAGACCGTTACCACCACTGCCGCCGGTCTGTGCTGTACCACCGCCGCTGGAAATGGCACCCGTACCACCTGAACCAAACGTACCTGCTACACCTGCGCCGGTACTCCCAGACGGAGGAATACCCGTTGCTGAGAAATAGGACGCACCACCCGCACCACCAATCAGATTACCCGATGTGGTCAGAATTGTAGAGCCACCATTACCGCCACGGAGGTTAACCGATCCATTGGTACCAATGCCCCCCGCACCACCAACAAATTGACGAATGGTGTTGTCTGGGAAAGCAGTGTCCCCACTACTACTACCACCACTTCCACCTAAACCAACGACTGTTCCGAAGCTGGATTGACCACCGCTAGATCCTGTCGACCCACCGTTACCAACTACAACCGTTTGACTGGTAGGAATGGTCGTAAGATACCCCATGGCGTAACCACCCGCTCCACCACCCGAACCAGCCGACATTGTACCTGAGGATGTGACAACAGCCGACCCGCCACCGCCGCCCGCACCTTGTACTTCGACGATGAGAAGTTTGGTGTTGGATTGTGGGACAAAAAGACCACTACTTGTGAAAACGGTTCGCTTAATCAATCGCCCCGGTGTTGCCATCATCAACGCATCATACAACTGACTAGCCGACCCCGTGTCAATTACACCGTTCGGCGTAACACCTGCCACATTGAGAATGCGTGCAAAAAAACCATCCCAGTCATTGACCCAGTCTGCTTCAAAGTAGGAACCATCTTGTGCTGTTGGTGACGTGCGGTTTTTAAATGCACCCTGGGGTGACGTAGTTGTGGGATTGTCAAACCTTCCCGGGTAACGGTTGCTGCGGTCTAAAGCCATTATTTAACCCCTATAAATCCGGTCGCTTGTGCCAATGAGTCACCAAATTGCATCGATGAATCACCTGCCTGTACATAATTGTAAGCCTCAAGGAAACCGTTGAATTTTACACCCTGTGGCTTCGGAACGAAAGAAGCATTGAGAAGCGCCCACCGTTCAAGGTCTGTGATCTGCCCGTAGAATTCCACGGAGAAACTCATATCCTCACCATCAACCAGACGGGTAACCTGTGCATTGGGTAACAGGAAGTTCATCCCCTCGATAATGTCTTCAATGGTCGAGTATGAGTTATTTTTTAAAATCTTGGACTTAATTGCAAGACGATACAAGTTGTCCGACATTGCCATCGACTGATCAACAGATGGCACACTACACATCGCAGATGTATCACCGAATTCAGCCGGACCATTGACATCGCTGGCGCACATCGCCGTTTCCATCATGACTTCCCCCATGAAGTCACGAGGTATCACCACAATGCGCCCGATAACGTCGAGTTGCTCACCTTGTGCGTAGTCAATCGAGTACATAATACGGACAGCTGTGGCCACGTCTGCAATCTGTGTAGCCAGACTACACGTAATGTTATACCACGCGACAGCTTTTGGCTTGTTACGGTACTGAGCATAGATGCGATTTGGAGCATCTGACTCATTTGCGACGTAGCCGCTGACAATTGTCAGTGGTACGAAGTAGGGAGCTGGGAAGAAGTTCATCATTAATCCTGTTGTTGAGTGACTGATATTTTGTCACGTGCGATTTTTCATGACTCAGGTAAGCCCATGTTGTATCACTTGTAGTCATCATCTGCGCATTCTCATCGCGCACATCCTGATACCTGTCGCGATGGAAACCTGTTTCATCAATTGTCGTACCCATTCAACCCCCCCATACATGTTTTCATCATTTTATCACATGGCGATGACATGCGCTTGCAGGACATAGTTTGTGTGAATCGTAATGAAGTCCATGACAGCACCTTTATAATTTCCCCGCCGAAGCGGGGTTTTTGTTTATTGATAGTAATTAGATAATCAACCAGTCGCTCCAGTAACAAGATTTTTCCATCCAGTCCCGGACGCAAAAGCAATTAATCCAGTACCTGTACCAAACGATTCATTATTGTTATTGCAAGATTGATTTCCGGTGCGCTGGAGATTTGCAGCATCTACAGTTAAACCAAATCCATAGGCACGATAGTTGAAGCCACTCGTTACAGTTGATGGGATGAGAGAGTTTCCATAGTTGATTGCACCGTAGATATCAACAACCCCCGCTGCAATCGTTTCAATTGGATTTCCCGAAGTGGATAAAAGCGTGACGTTGCTTGCTGTGACCCTTCCGCCAGAATAAAACATGGCAAGTTTTCCACTGTTCGTACCTATAACATTACTCAGGATCACTGTTGGTGATGAGGTATCTGCATTGGCAGCGAATTGCCGGAATAGATGGCCGTTAGAATAAACCACATCAGAAATGTTTATATTTTTTAACGTTCCGCCACGCATTTGGCAGAGTGTTGCCTCTGCTTTATGATCTACCGCCCCTTTTATCGTTACGTTGTCAACAACACCTCGCGTAACCAGGCACAATGAACTGTACTGGTCAGCACTTAATGAAGTGTTTTTTGACTTGATATTGACGTTAAATACACGAGACTTATCATTACCAGCCCCATCGCCGCACGCGAATCCGAACTTAGAATTCCGTGGGACATCCATATCTAGGTTGTAAACAGTAACGCCAACAGAACCCCTGACGTCAACAACAGGCTTAGCTATACTGGATAGGTTAGTAGATACGCCTTCCACTACCACCTGATCAGCAACCACTTCACCCAGGCCACGGTCGTAAATTTCACACAGTGCATGGCCCTCTCCAGGAATAGCTGATATATCATCAAATCCTGCGTATTTAACCGTTGTTTTTGTTAGGTTGTGATCAGCCCAAATTCTTATCGGAGCATGCTGGCAGGTGCCATGTATTCCTCGTACAGATACATGCTTAAACTCAACACCCGTATTTCCCGCCAGCTTAACCGCACATAGCGTGTTGTCATTAAACAACCCCGCGACATCAATAAACGTGAAGTTTCCGCGCGTTCCCAGGTCATATGAACTGTAATCACCGCCAGTCATTGCAAATAAATCATCGCCAGTATGCCCTCGTAGATTTCGCACATAAGCATGGTAAATTGGAGGTTGGAGGTGAAGCCCATCCGACCCGTTATCAAACTCCAAGTTTTGAGAATCTAAATAATCGATATTCGCAACGAGATACGCGTATTTAAACGCACCACCGACTTTTAAATTACCACCAAGTTTTAACCTTTTAACACCGGCTATACAGACAGCATGGGTATTAAGCCCTCCAGGGGCAGTGCCTGATTTGTTATAATTTATAATGCCGCCGCCACGAATCCCGAGATAATCAGATTTTTGAGTCAAATCTGAAGGGTTTGATATGGTCTTGAACCAATACTCACTGATAAATACAGGTCTGTTTGTGCCAGCAACGTTTCTAATCTCTGTTCCTGCGTGAATCAATATATCCATATTGTTTTTTAGCAGTAAAGAACCGTTTATTAGCACAACCCCTTTGCAATCAAAAACAAATTGGGTAATGAAAGGTTTCCCGCCTAGTGACGAAAATACCGAGTTAATCCTTGCAGTGTTCTCTTCTGCCGTCGAAGATGGGGATACACCATAATCAGACATAAAATATGTTTGCCCGATTCTAACATCCAAAGGCATAGGAACCCCTGGGCCATTTGGATTAGTGTACGTGACTAGCGACGAACCAGATCCAGAAGCTAAGTTAGCTCTTAGGGCAGAATCACCAACGCTCACCCACGCCCCTGAACCAACGCCTCCAGATGTTTCAGGTGTTGAGTAAGCGGGAACATCTTTAGGGAAAGCACCATCCCATGTATAACACTGTCCAACAGCAATGTGCCAAACAGCATCTGTTGCCTTAGTGACTGTAGCGCCTTCTTCAAAGCTACCATCAACCAATGTAAGCCCAGCATCTGCGAGCTGGCGACGCCATTGTTCACGGGCATTTACATGACCATTAGTCAAGCCTTCTTCTACAGTAATACCAGCCAAAGTGCCTACATTAGAAGCCCCAGCATTTGAAGCAAGTTCTTGGCGAAGCGGTAAATCGGTATCACAGGCCCATGCACCGACAGAAACACCACCGGTACCATCTACGGTAGAACCAGCCGGGACAGTCACCGGATATGCGCCCGTCCAGTAATACAGATAAGTACCGTCACTGATACGGTCGAGATTACTGTTTAAAGTACCACCAGTTGTGAATGTGACAGTGCTCTTGACAGCGCTCACAATTGCTGCAACAGCGTTAGCTGCGGAGTTAGCTGCATCTGTGGCACTGGTTGCGGATGCAGCGGCACTACTCGCGGCGGCTGTAGCTGAAGCAGATGCACTCAATACAGCCGCTGATGCGGCAGCTGTCAAATCATCAACCTGCTGGAAGTTATCATCCAGTTCGTCCCACGTTAAGGGTCGACCCAGGTCTGCGCGTTTGATAATGGTCATACGATGGTCACCGTGATGTTTGAGGTTGTCCAGCGGGATAATTCGTTAAAGTCAATGGTAACATTCGCTGTGCCGTCATTCAACGTCATACTGTTAACGTAGCTGTTACCGTATGAACCAATGACTTTGTTAATAGGTGTGTAAAGCGAACTGTACGGGACTGTCTCACCGATATCAAACCCGTCCGGCTTAAAACCGTACTCTGTCGGAATCAGGCCACCAGCGGCGTATTCCATGATGGCATCCTGAATGAGTGGTTCAAGGGTCGCCTGAGACGGTAACGTACCATCATCTTTGATTTCAATAGCTACCACCATGTCCACATATACGGGGCGACTGAATTTAATATCTTTGGTCATTGTCGGGTAAGTAGGCGATGTGACAGTTACCGTTACTGGTGTTCCAGCCTGATAAAGTGTGACACCCGGATTTTTTTTAAGGTAGATAGCCATCGCTACGTCGTCGTCCGTACCACCATCGATAATGGGTGCAATACTGTGACCGGGCTGACCATTGCTGTCGGTTGTGGCTTCGTCGTTCTCATAGACACGTACTCGACGTACACCATCCACATTGAACAGTTGACCCAGCATTGAATCAACCTGGTTACTACCCGGCAGACCTACAGCCGTTGCTCGTTTAAGGCGTAGCGACCCATCCGATTCAGCAGATGTGCCGGGTGTTGCTGGAGTGGGGTTATTAACTGATACCAGTCCAGCAACCGTGTCCACAATGGTTGTGATGGTGTTGGCGTCAGCTTCGATTTCACCAACTGTGGTACATGTGATATCGACCGTTGCGGTGCCTGAACTATCCAGTGTCCACGTCTGGTCGAGCGTGAATCGATAACCTGTCACAGATGATTCAAAGCGTGTGCCCGCAGGAACCTGAGTACCAGCAACACCCTTCAACACAAATCCTGTAACAGTCGACGCAGTACCTTCACTCCTGACGGTACCTGTCAGCGCGCAAATTACATCGAGGTCATAGCCGCTGGCTTTATTCGGGTCTTTGGAGTTGTACGCCTGTTGCAACACCTCATCGAGCGCAGAGAAGATTTCAGCATCGTGCGCTATCTTCAACCCATCGGGGGTGGACGGGTCGAGATTCCAGTTACTGTCAATATCCAGATATAACTGTTTTTCTTCGTCGAACCAGTCATTCTGTGATTTTACGCTATAGCCGGTACTGGTTAATTCAGCCATTCTCGGTCACCGTTAATAATCCGTAGGAGGTCAACACGCTGGCGGTGACCGTATAAGTTTTGTTGTCGATGTCAAAGTTCGTACTAAAACTAGTTAACTGCTGGACGCCCGGAGTACCAGCGATGCGTTCACGGAGACGCGCTTCGCGGACATCCATAGAAGTTTGTTTGTTGAGTATCTCCTGAAACCACGGTGTACCGTCGGTCACATCCCGGAAATACTCACCCAGAAACAGGCGCAGACGAGTACGTATCGTCTGTTCTATTTCCAGTTGTTCAGTGATGAACATCGAACCCTGGGTAACGATGTCACCGTCTTCATCTAATTTGCGTACTGTCATCAGTTATTCGGCCCCGTATTAGCACCACCGGAAGCAACGCCGCCATGAGTGTGACCGTTGAGTTCTTTGCCATCCAACACCAGAGAATTCAGAGCGGTGATATTCCCGTCTTTGTCAATGGTCACGCCATTGATACTCACCGTGCCGTTTGCAAGAAGTTGAACGTTGCCGTTCCCGTTAGCCATTATGCACGAACCGTCACCCTTTAACCAGACGTGCTGTGACGCGTCGGCATTACGCAGACGTATCCCATCGTTGGAAAAACTTGCAATCAGGTTATCAAGTGAACGAATTCCCGGTACGAACATTGCGTCCTGTTTGTGGTGAAAGCGTTTGACGGGGTTAGCAGCAATGCCGCCGGTCTGCTTCCATCCATCGATGCAACGTTGACTGAAATGTACCATACCCTCACAACCGGGATTGACGGCGAATTCCAGTACGAAGTCATCGCCCGGGAAACTTACGGGAACGTCCACGATGGGCGGTGGGTCGAAAGTGGTTTTAGCGACATCATCAGTCCGGGTGATTCCCAGTTGAATCTGCGCACGTTGAGTATCCGGGTCGAACGTCAGCACGTAACCCGGGATACACGTGTACACGTCCTTCATGTTCTCGAAAAACGTGTCATTGGTGACGTTCTGTAAAAACGAGCGGCGCTGGTTAATGTCGGTCATGTCGCCCTCCTGTGAAAATAATGTCAAGTATACTATTGACAGTTACGTCAAACAATGTAATTATTTATTCAAAGGCATATGGCACATGTGTCTTTAGCGGTCCGGGGTGTACTAATCAAACAGCATCAGCGGGTAGCCGGAATGTGCAAGCCGGGTAAGTACGAATGCGGTTGGTCACCGTGGCGGTTCGACCACACAACAGGTAAGAGCATTTAGCGGTTCGATTCCGCTTGTTTGGTGAGGCCGTCAGGTACGCTGGAGTTGATCATCCAGCGAGAAATCCATCAAGCATAGGTTAAGTGCTCTTTCCGTTGTGGTGAAGCTCAATGGCGAGCTAGCAAATAGGTATCTGTGAAAATACTAGTCATGTAGCGGAATACCGCGCGTATTGCAATCGGCAGCGCACCGATGGGAGTTGGTTCGATTCCAACCACCACAACTCTAAACATCCCGACAGGAGGTGATTCCTGTATCTCCCAGCGGCAGGGTTAAGCCGAAGTTATCAACGTAATGTTGCGAAACATGACAATGATAGCGAGATAGTTGAGTTAAGGGGCAGCCTTTACCTGAACTACCCAGCCTGCTGTATCATCTCTCTGTAGCGTTCACCCGCCCTCCGTGGCGGGATTTTTTTTTTTTTACAAATCCAAAAGTGTCGTAACCTGGCTGGCGACATTCGTTGCAGCTGTCTTCACATTGATGTAACCACGCTCAATCAGTCCTGATATGGATGTACTGGAAACATCGTTACTGTTCAGCTGATACTGTGCCGGTTGTGAACCGTTCGCCACACGGTCAAGCGTGACAATCTGCTGTAGTTCAGCAACAAATATCAGTCCATTCTCATTCTCAGGGTCTTTAGAGCGCCCGATACGCCGAATGACCATATTGTTCAGCGTGATTTCGCCCGTATCCACTGTGAATACCTGACCGGAGTACATGAAATCGAGCAAAGTGTTCAGTGTTGTACTAGAACGAGTTTCATTTGAGCCGCTCAACCACCCTGCGAATAGACCAGCACCTGCGGCAATAAACGGATTGTCATCGACGAGATTCGTCAACGCCCCGGTAAAATCAGTGATACTAACTTTCAGTGGGTTGTTCGATACCGCACCCGTCATCGTGTAACGAATAGGTTGGTAAATGATATGGTCCGCAATTGGCGTACCTGTTTCAATAGGGTACTGCACGATATCCACGCTGGCATCAAGGTCATCAGACAGGACGGCATCGAACTGAAGCGACCCAAGCTGTGGACCGCGCTTTACCAGAAGGTTAATTAAACTCATAACATGTACGCCTTACCTTGTCTGAATCGTTCCTCAACACGCCGCCACACGTCACCGACAGTAATGTAACCTTTATGGTCCGTGTCAAGTCCTGCGTTCTGATTGTACGCTCTGGAAGGTGATGTGTACATCACGGTAGTGGAAGGTTTACCGATGAATGCCGGACTAAATACAGCCATGTACACATCACCCATTGTTTTGTAACGCCCTTTGTACTGATTGAGATAATCAGTAATCGGACCCTTCACCTGTTCGGCTGCAGTCATTGACAGGATGATATTTTTATTACGACCATACTTACTCTGAAACGCACTCGTCCAGCCGGCATTAGTAAACTGAATCAGTCCTACCGCGCCGGATTTGCTGTTTTTTGACTGTGGGTTGAAGTTAGACTCAGCAGAGATTACAGCCATAATCCAGTTAGGACTGATACCCAGACTTTGCCCAAGTTTACGCACCTCAGTACGGAAATCCTGTTGCTGACTGGCATCCTCACCCTGCACACCCACGCGACCGTAAATAAGACGATTACCAACGTCAGCATTTGCCGTGGTGGTATCCATTGACCCGGCGCGCACAGCTTTGACAAATGTGTACCAGTCGGGACCGTGTGTATCGCCGGTATGCTGAATGGTCTGAACGTTCCAGTCACCTTCCAGTTTAGCGTCGACGGTTGTCTGGAACTCCACCGCGCCGAAATCGAATTTAGGCCATTTTGACTCGATATTGAGCACCGATGCGGGTGTCATACGGGGGTCAAGACGCATTTTAACGTCACAGAATACGCCATCAATGCCGCCGTGAAGCGTGGGTGCGTCAATCATCCCGGTGGCGGAACTGATTTTGATGGGCGTGGCTTTACGGTCATCAGATGGAAATCCGACGAACACCTGTCCGGCGTACAGATGCCATTCGAAGCCATATGCTTTGGCCAGAATGTCAAGTTCCTTACTGATATCGGAGCTGACGTTATAGCCCCCAGCCATGACAATAGAGGTAAATTTATCCACACTATTGACAAGATATAGTGGTTTCGACCAGTCCTGTGCGAGACTGGTCAAGACGTCAAACAATGTCACACCCTTACCGAAACTTGCACTCGTTGTTCCACCGTCGAGCACGTTGCTACCGCTGCGACACGTCACACGCGTGATAATGTCAGTACCATCACGAATAGTGAAAACGTTGGTGACAAACCCGGTAAAAATCTGACCGATGCGCGACTGATACCCGGCGCGAAAAACAACTGTCTGATTCGGTTCAATCTTCGTTGTCGGTGCGAGGTTCCACAAGCGAAACTCACAGGTGCTCAGGCTGTCGCCGGTATACGTTGTTACATCGAACGAGCACCGGAGCATCGGGTACGACTGCGTAATGAAATTCTTCGTATCAATGAGTATTTCATACTGGCGCAAATCCATTGTCAGTAACTCCTTTGCCGGGTCTGGTCAATTGCCTGTGGATACACCTGTGTCTCAAGATGATTCACGGTATAACGACCAATTGCATTACCGTCCAGTATCACGTCACCCTGTGTGGTGAAATTGCCGTTAAGCTGAATCGGACGGTTTATGGACTCCATAATCTGAGTCAGTTGCTGACTTTGCTGTGCGTAATTGTTGGTCACCGGACTTGCTTCGGCACTGTATGAACCGTCGTTGGTTATACTTTTATCTTTCGTCGGTTGCTGCCACACAAATGATTGATACGGTTTATCTTCCGGCTTCCGGGTGTAGTCGTAATCTGGTTTTGATGGATTATTCTCGGCGCTAAAAGACCTCCCAATATCACGGGTATCGAATCCTGTTTTCTCCTTGATCCACTCCGCTGTATTATTGGCACTACCAACAATATATTTATCATACCAGTTACCACTTATGATATCCGTCGGTAAATCAGGGTGTGCTTTCAGCCAGTTTGTAAAACCCGTGGCAGCAGACAGGAAACTATCGGACAAGGTTTTGATGCTGGGTGCGAGAACATCTGCAATAGTGTTACCCAGTCCTTCCATTTTCTGTTGAGTGTCAATTATGGTCTGATTGATCGCATCCAGTGCCGCATTATGTTTCTCGGTGTAACCCAGTTCAGCGGCACGGGCTTTTGACACTTCCAGCGTTGTAGCGCCGAACTCCTGCCACACTCTGACGGTAGCCGGGTCGAGACCTAAAATATCCGCTACGTTGCTCTGACGCGTCGTATCGAGGCGCTGGAACTGCCCGGCGATGTCGCTGTAAATATCTTCGCGTGTACGCCCGGTGGGATTATCGACACGAATTCCCGCAACCGCCAGTTGCTGAATCATTCCGGCATCACCGGTCTGAATGCGGTTAATCCCACGCTCGATATTTAAAAGGCTGTTTGTCGTTACTTGCCGGTCGCCGCCGCGCTGTTCAGCCAGGGCGCCAAGTCCGTAAACCTCAGTTGGTCCGAACTGACTGGTTGCAAGCTGGTTGTTCAGGTCGTAAGCCTGTTGCGCTTTCTTCGACTCAAACGCCCACGCTGCGCCGACACCCGCAGCAACACCGGACATCGCAAGTCCTGCTCCTTTGAACGTAGCGACCAGACTCATGATGCGTGATTTTGAATTTTCTACGCCGGTTTTAACGCCATTGTCGAGCGACTTGCCGACATCGTCCATCTGACCACCGGCTTTCTCCGCCGATTTTCCGAGATTATCAATGTCTTTTTCAGCCTGTTCAGCACCTTTACCATCGTAAGAGATGCCGAGACCGACCAGAAACTGCGTAATCACATTAGCCATTATTCGGGCACCCACAGAAGATGGTTATCAACGCCGAGGTTGTCGATGGTTACCTCATCGCCCACAAAGAAAAAACGACCCAGTCCAGCGCGGTATGCTTTACTGACCTCAGCATTTGGGACAAGCATTGCACCAGTGATGAGGTTAACACCATCCTGTGAGACAGTCATTGTCCACGCGGGCTTGTCGGTATAGCTGATGTAATCCAGCGCAAAGTCGAGAACGTTGTCACCCAGCTTAACCGTAAAGGTCTGATGAGCGTTAGCCGCGCCATTATTTAGGGGAATTTCTTGCATTGTTCATCGCCTCGATATACTTACCCTGCAATTCATCCATCGCAAAGTGAAATTGTTCGACTTCAGCAAGCGATATTGTACCATCTTTTAACTGCGCCCATGTACAAAGAGGTGGACACACTCCCTCGATACCCGTGCAAACCCGCATAAAGTACCAGTTAACCGGGCTGGGTCGCCCGGTGTCCCTTACTCGTCTTTGTTTGCGTTTTGCACGTAATCGAAAAAATCAGCGTAAATCCACAGAAACAATTCAGCCAGCAGAGTATTCAGCGTCATCATTTTACCGGGGAAATCATTCACTGTGATTTTCGTGTTGGTACCCGCTACCATCGCTTTGCTCAGGAGCACCTCGGCAATACGTTGCTTGATATGGTGCGGTACAGCGGTGAGCAACAGCGTTACATCTTTAACACCGAGTTCACCACCGTTTTTGTAAACGTTAGCGGCGTGTGCGATAAACTGTGCGCTCACCAGGGATAACAGTTCGTCCTGCTCAAATGCGGAAGGCATCGCAGCGTTCACGGTGATGTCGCCAGCGGTAAAAGTTTTAACAAGTGACATTGTTATTTCTCCGGTTGTTAGTCGTTACAGTGTACACTTGACGAAATCATCAATCAATTATTGACGGACTCGTCAAGGTGGGCTATAGTTACCCCAACAGAACAACAGGAGAGTACAAAATGATTCACAAATTTAAAATTCAGTTAGCAGTCATCATGGCTGCAACAATTTACTGCAGCGGTGCCCACGCTGCACAAGGTGATCAGTTCCAGATTTATGACGGACAGACCGACACGATTTGCACATATCATGAAAATGAATTTGGTTATGCGGAAAGTGATGACCCAGCATATATGGGTACCGGCGTTTGCTGGCGTAAAGATATGATGGATAAGGCAGACTTTCACATCCGGAGCAAAAGAAAATAACCAAGGGACCAATTGGTCCCTTTCGTTTAGCTTGCCGGACCTTTTGACGCAGTCCATGAATTGAACTCAAAAATCCACTGGTCATCGGTAATTGTCTGACCACCACGCCCACGCGGACCATCGTTCACAATCACACCTTCCGCACCGACAGCGGCATCGAGTGTACCAATCTGAGTATAGGTCAACTCGATGTTAGCCTTGCTCAGAAACAGGCCATTGATATACGCAGAGTCAGCCGAGCCGGGGTTGAGGTTCAGCGTTACACGACGGCCCGGGTTAATGCGGTCCAGACGAATAGCGTTACCACCCAGACCACGGCGTAACGCAGTGGATGCGTCAATCGGTTCGTCGGTGTACGGCGGGTCAGACTCCCCGAAATCAGTAATGATTCGGCCATTAATTGTGATGACCGTGTTACTTGTGGAAAAGTTTTCTAATGACATCGGTCATTCTCCATTAATAAACGTCAACGGTGACGTCACAGATGCGGACACTACCGGCTTTGAACACGCGCATGTTAATCGGGGCGGACTTACGCGCCGCGCGGTCAGAATCGGACAGGTTAAGAATGTCGGTGGCTTTAGTCAGAACTTCGAAACCATCGGTGTACGCTTCCAGACCGGTGTCAGGACTGGTGTATTTGCGCGGACCGAGATAACGGTTACGAATGTACTGTTTACCGACACGTTTAGCCGCACCGATGAGCGCTTCCTGACCGACCGGAGTCTGCGGAAGTTTGGTGGTCTGGTTAACGATGGTGTTGTACAGTTCCACGCGCAGAGAGTTCACAAATGCGTCCAAATCGACGATATCGGAAATGGACTCACCATAGGTGCTGTGTGACCACGTCTGTAGCCAGCGACCGCTGTCGGCGCTCCCTTGTAGGTCGAGTACGCTGTAGAATGCGCAGCGTTTGGCAACCATCGCGTTCTGTTCGGTGTCGGACAGGTCTTCAGCAGCAACACCAGGAGACTTCTTAAATTCAGTGTCAATGGTGCTGTTGTCGGCGCTGTAATTGACTGAAGCAGAATGTTTGATGAGCGCATAGGCCGCATACGGGTCGGTTGCATGAGCAACGGTAAACGCGTGACGATAGCCCAGCGTGTTCAGCTTCGAACAGATGTCGTCACTGGCCTCCGGGTTGCGAATTTTAGTCGCAGCCTCACCAGTCTGACTATTCGGGAACATGACAGCGTTCTCTTCGCACCAGGATGCAATCGACAATACGTCTGCCTCTGTTGCCAGCACGTCTTTGGTAACGAGGGTCCAGTACCAGTAATGCTTGTCAAATGCTTTGGTCAGCATTGCCTTGATATCTGTATCATCGTCAGCGGTAGCCCACACGGTGAGTTTCGGTACCGCGGGGGTGGAGCCGAGGAACTTGGCACCGGCCTTGTACGTCTCGGTCGTGGGGGCAAAGTCAGCGGCGAGAGAAGAGGTGGAATAGTAGGTACGAACCGTGTCTTTGGTGAAACCGCTCGGGAGTTCGGAGTTTTTAGCAAACAACATCGCGGAAGCGAAGTTTGCCGTACCTAACCCCGCCGGAGAAATCCGGGTCGTGATTGGGATGATTTGTTCAACTGGAAAAGACATTTACGAGTCCTCGTAAGTTACAGTGTGCACACGTTGACCATTATATCGAAATTTCATCAGAAAGTAATACTCTGTTGTACTCGTCCCACACATTAACCGGAACGTGCAGAATGTTATTCACTGTCACCGTATTCACCGCTTCGTAAAGCAGTTTAACGATGATTTGCGCACGCTGTTCGAAGTTACTCGCCTGCAGCGCTGTCAGGTTATTAACAGGTTCAGTGCCACCCCAGCCAATCCCCTTTTGCCACAGGGGCCAACACACGTCCGGGCGCTTGTGGCATTCCTTCAGCATTTCGGCGTACTGCATTGCTTCACCACGAAAGAAATTAATTTCACAGGATGCGACAATCTGTGCACGAATTTCGTACACGATGGTGTCATTTGCTCCGTCGGTCATGATGATGTTCGCCTGACCGCGTTCACGAATGCTCTGACGTGGGCGCACAGACGCGTAGGGGCCGTCCGGAGACGGTCCATTGGGGTCGGCAAGGATACACTCACTGACACCCGTCACGTTGAGTATATGCGGCCTGAGAGCCGCAAAGATTTCATTGTTGGTCATAGCGGTCCACGATTACCTTACAGTATTTACGCCACGGGCGATTGTCAGTGCGAATGACTTTCCAGCGCTGACCCAGGAATACCCATTCACCATCGAGCGCGATTGAGTCGAGGTCACCATTGTTAACGTATATTTTACGTGGGTCAACGATGCGCTGACCACCCTGACGCAGAAAATCAATTTCCTTGTCGCTCAGTGGCTGAATGTTCACCGTGAATGCAACCGGTCCGGATGTCACGGGGGTCCAGATACCGTCCACGTATGAGCCAGATTTACCCACATGTGTCGCCGGTACAGATTTAAACACGTTGTCAATATGACCACGCATTGACAGACTCATAAGATACCCTCATCAGGTTTTTCGTTGGTGACCTTGTATGTCACGCTTGCGCGTAAAGCACCAGTGTCGATAAGTGGATTGCTGGAACCCTTTTGAGCAATAGTGTACGCGCTGTTTGGCGGTTGCTGTAAATCAGTCATATATTGTTGTACCGCACCAGCCGCAAATGCACCTACTTGCTCCAGCACCTGTTCAAGCGGCAAATCATTAGCTACACCGTGAGCGATGGTGTCCACGATATCCTGTTTGCCACTCTCCACTCCGGGGACGAGCCAGGGACGAGGAGGGATAGGTGCGGGATTACCATACAATTTATTATTCGGGTTACCGTAATTCAGCAATGCACCAAGCTGTGCATTCGTCATACCAGAGTCAGGATGTTCGCCAGCGTCCTCATGTATCCCAACAGTAACGACGCGATTACTGGCTTTAACAAATCGCCCGAGCCTGTCGCGGATGATACCTTTAGCTTTTTGCAATTCTGTAATGTTGACTGACATAGTGTGCCCTCGTTTGTCAAGACATTATCACACAACGTTGCACCTGTATCCACATACCCCGTTAAAACTCGTTCGGGGTACTTCATCGGGGTATGAAAAACTCTTTACCTTTCAATACTATACTACTTATTACCCTTATACCCTTATA